TAATTTAAGGAATTTAGCAAACTCCAAAGATTCCTGTAATGCTTGTTTTTTCCGAATTCTAGAATTGATTCTTTCTTTCGCTTCCATTAACTCAGATTCTACAAGTGCTCCATGATTCCATACCCATTCTTTACCTTCCATAATACCTTCAACGAAAGCACTAGGAGCAGAGGGGTCTGAAACGATATCAGCAGCTGTAGCTAGATAGAAGTCGTTTCTCACATAACTTGCACCATCTTTCTTTTGTTCTAAACTTCCCATTCCTCTTGAAGAAACACCAAGTTTAGCTCCCTCATCCATAAGGGTCTTAACAATATTACCCATAGGTGTAGATAAGATTTTAGCTTCACCTACAAAGTTTTTACCATCTGGGTAAAGAGCAGTTATCATGTGAGAAGCTCTTTCTAAATTTATTGTTGGGCCTTCTGGATGCCCTAATTCACCATATGCACGCTTCTCGTTGATGAATTCTTTATTGTATCTGTTCACTTCTTTTTGAAGTATTTCCATTGGATACACACGGCCGTTTTTGTTTTTAATATCAGCCTGCATAAAGATACCTTTAATTTTATAATCTTTCTTTCCGTTTTCTTTTTCCTCAGTAATGTACTCTACATCACTTACAAATTCTTCGGATATTAATTTTACTTTATTACTCATAATTCTCTCTATGTTGTGTAGTTAGCATCCTTTTTAAATTCTAATATAACGAAACCAGATGTTCCTCTTGTTTGTGCATTTATATCAGATGATGTTGCTGTTGTATTTGTAGCACTGCCTGGTATTGCTCCAGCACTACCATCATAATGTCCTGTTCCAGCAAGTTGTAATGCAACCACATTAGCAGATGTACCAATAAATTTAATGATACAATCACCCGTATTAGCTGCGGCAGTTCCTTGTGTTAATCCCCACCAAGCTCTAACTAAATCTAATTTTGCTCCATTTGCAAAACCACTTAAACCATGTGCATCAAGAATTAAATTATCTGCAGTATCATTATCAAATATTGCTTTGACTGTGACAGTTCCACCAGCACCAGCAGCATTTACTACTGTATCTCTTAATGTTGTTGTTACAAATGACATTAATTAAACTCCTATTAAATTGATAGTACTTCTTTTTCAAAGTACGAAATAAGGTCTTTTTCACGAATCTTATTCTTCTTACTTACTGTTTTTATTGTTTTATCAAAAGTATTTAGGAAATCGTTTGGTTTAGCGTCCATAACTTTAAAGATTTCATCCACCGCAGACTTCATCTTAGGTGTTAATTTCTTATATTCCTTAGACTTCTTATGTTCATCTTTCTCTAAGAAAGGTTTATAAAAAGAATTAAACTTCTTCGCCATCTCCATTATCCTGTGTGATAGTAGACTGAACAAATGTATTTGCTACTTCTTTTCTTTTAGTTTCAAGTGCATCACCTACTTTAGAAGCAATCGTATCTTTGAACGCTTTTTCAGCACCTAGATTATCACCATCGGATAAAGCATCTATTATGTCTTTAGTTTCCGCCATTTTCATCTCCTTTATTTGTTACACCATCAGATTCAGTACCTTCTAAGTCATCTGCTGATATAAAATTACCTGAACCATCTTGCGGATATCTAGTGATACCATCACCACCATCTGGCATATCAATACCACCATCCTCAACATCTATTCCAGATTCTTTATTAATTTGTGTTTGCATTTCATCTATTTCTGCATCTGTCATATTTAGTACATTTTTCTGTACCCATTCTTTACTATAGAATGTTCCAATGTATGATTCAATAGAACCTAAGTTATTTATCCTATCTTGCATCAATTCTGCTTTTTTCAATTCAGCAAAATGACCATCTTGTAAAAAGTTATACTGAATGTGTTCTTTCATTTTATTCCAATCTTCTAAGGTAACAATACCTTTTAGAATTAACTGAGCTTTTAACATATCAGTAAATAATGGTGTAAATCTTTTTCTTAGTCTTTGTACAAACTTAGTAAATTTTAATTCATCTCTTGTAATCTCTGTAGAACGACCAAGACTGAAACCACTTTCAGCTTCCATTCTAGAGATAGGTACATTTAATGAACGATATAATTTATTTTGGAAATATTTTATATCTTCTATCTCACCTAAATTTTGTCCACCTTGTAGTGTAGTAATCTCTGTTCCACGACCACCCTCTCTACGAGGTAACCAGAAGTCTTCTAACATTGACATATGATTTCTATCATCTTGTATCTCACCAGTACTAGCATTATAAACTAATTTGTTACGATAACGATTCATAACATCTTTTAGATATTGTTCTGCTTTTATCTTTGGAAGATTACCTACATCAATATAAAATATTCTTCTTTCTGGTGCTCTTGATATTCTGTATATTACAACAGAATCCTCAATCATTCTTAATTGATTAACAGGTTTAATTGCTTTGTGTAAATGTGAAAGCACATGTCCTTTATTTTGGTCAATTAAACCAGATGGTACATATGTAATTGAATCATCAGCAATCTTAATGCCTTCATTCATTTGTCCAGCATTTAATCCTTTATCATTGTATAAGTAAAAATCATCAACACTTTTTATCATCTCTAAAGAAGTGCCTGGTTTTATATCTTTATTAATCTGTCTTACTTTTCTAATTTTTCTAGGGTCTATGTATCGTACTTCAGCGATACCTTTTTTTGGATTTTTTTTATCAATTACTTTGTGATAAAAAATCCTACCATCAATATACCATCTTCTGAATATATCATGTCCTTTTACATCAAAATCTAAAAGTGACAATACAGTATCAAACTCTGCACGAATTTTTTCTTTAATTGATTTAGTATATTCTAATCTATCAAGAACAATAGAAACTGCTTGGTCACGCTCATTAGATACAATGCCTTCATTGACTATATCTTCAATTGCTGAATCACATTCTGGTTGTTGTGAAATTTCACGATACCTACGAATTAAGTCAACCTCAGACCTCTCTCTACCATCTGTGTCTAATACTTGACCAAAAAATCCACCACCAGCAATTTCGACTGTGCCGTCATCATTAGCTGGTGCTGTAAATTTTTCTTGACTTTTGGTATCTTTGATTTTCTCAAATTTAAAACCAAATAGTTCTGCCATAATAAAATCTCCTTTATTGTCCTTTATTTATAAGGAAAAAAAAGACTGTTTTAGAAGTTAACGCCTGAAGCTTCAAAGTGTTGATACTGCCAAGTGCATTCAAATTCTTCTATCGTTGTATCTTCAGCAGAAGATAATTCAATAGCTGCAATAGTTGAAGGCCATGAGTTTCTAAAAATGTAAGATTTTATAGTAGTGCCATCTCTATCTAATTGTTCAACAGTTAAATCTGTTGCATAATCAGACATTGATTGAACACCAGTAGCATCAGCAAAGTCATTAATACCATTGTTCCATCTTTCAAGAGCATTTCTAATCATGAAGTCTGTATCATTATAGAATGTTGTTGTCCATGTTCCAGCAGCTGCAGTTCTATCTCCAGCGATATTAATCGTTCTTCCTCTATATTTTAGTTCAACAGTACCTAATTCAATAGCAGGTAATGAAGAAGCTTTACATAAAAATGAAGTTCTTGCAACATCTAATCCGATTGCAATTCCAGCAGGTGGTACAATAGTTACACGAAACTGATTACTTCTAGCTCCGCCACCGAGTAAATTTGCCTTAAAGTCATCTATCTGTGCCATGATTAACCCCCTACCTCAGAAAATGCCACGCCTGTTCGAGTTGCGACAAAGTTTAATGTAATGAAGTTAATAGAACGAGCAGGTTTAACAAATATGTCTGCAACAAATTCGTTTCTATCAATTACACTACCTGTGTTATTTGATGCATCACACTTGACTAAGAAGTCTGTAATACCTCTACGACCTTGAACATCTCTTAGGAAAGGTTCAATTAAACTTCTAAATTGTGCCCTTGTAAATTCATCGTTGAATTCAAAGAGTTGGAATTTAGCAGCAGTAGCAATTGCTTTTTCTAATACTAAGAATAATCTTCTAACATTAATTCTGTCAAAAGCACTTGGTTTAGTTTGAGCAGTTTTATCACCAAATAAA